AATACCTTGTTGGCTTTGTGCATCTTGAGCAGCTTCAAAAGTCCAACGTGCGCTTAGTTTACGAGACTTAGCTTCAACTGGAGCTTTCAAGATTTGGATTGACATGCGTTTACCTGGTTGACCTTCCAATTGTGCTGTTGAAGCAGCTTTTGGATTTGAGTCAGTGTTGTTACCAGAGTAAGCAGCAGCAATCTTGAATGGTGATAATGCTTCTTCACCAGCTACAATACCATCACCACTGTCTGCGTAACGTACACGCAATGTGTGGATTTGTCCAACTGGACCTGTCATTGGTTGAACGCCGATAATTTCATTAGCGATAACTGTTGGCATTACACGACGAATTACTGGAAGAATTACACGGTTAAGTGTAGCTACGTTACCAGAACTTGTTGCACCTGCTGTTGCTGCTTCGCCTAGGTACTTACGTGTGTTCTCTAAAACTACGTTCATAGATGCTTTACGGTTACCTTGTAGGCCTTCAAGCAGCGCGTCTTTGGTCTCTGACCATCTTTCGTTTAATAATTGTGACATTTAATGTCTCCTTGAATTAAATTATTTTAAACCCGCTAGTTTGCGGATATCTAAAATATTATCTAAGCCTACCTGTGATTGACTCGAAACTTTACGGTCGCCTGTTACAGCAGTACTTTCAGTTAAAGTAGCTTTCGCTGCTTTTTTGCTCTCGCCTTCCATTACTGCGGGTAGGTATTTGTCAAATGCAGTCGCTAATCGTTGTGTTTGCACACTTTCTAATAGGTCACGCATAAGTTCTCTTTTATCAGCGCCTAACGGTGCTAATAGTTCACTCATCACAGCCTTACGCTCTGCTAGATCTTTAGCAACACGAATTTCGCGTTCTTTAGATTCAACAATAGTTTCTTTCTGTGACAATGCTTGTTTTGCTTCAGCTAACTCTAAATCTTTCTTCTCGATAACCTTTAACAATTTACTTGTTTCTGATTTATCGTTTAGTAATGATGTAGAATATTCTGTTGCAAATGCTTCAAATAAACGACGTCCAAAATCGCTTTGACGAGCACTATCAATATCTTCTTTCAATTGCTTGATTTCAGATGTTAATTTTTTAGTAACTACGTTTTCAACTACTTGTGTACTACGTTTAATAAATTGATGCTTGATATCTTCAAAACGTGCTTTAGCTTCCTTAACAAGTTTAACTTTAGCTTCTGCTAAGTCTTTCTTGTCTTGTGCAAATTCTGTTACTTCTCTAGCTAATGCATGTACAATGAAGTCTTCCATCTTTTGGAAGTTTTCCGCAACTTTCTTACGATCGTTTTGGAACTCTACCATTTCTTTTCCTAGCTGATTCATGATGAATGTTTCCATCACTTTGGCATCTGATGCCATCTTGTTGTGATAAGCAACTTTAGCTTCCGCTAATGCATTTTTATCTTCAGCAAGTTCAGCCATTTCTGCGGCTAATCGCTCACTTAACATCTTGTCGATTGCTTCAACCATAACAGTCTTATCGTGACTGTATTTTTGAGCAAATTCTTCTCGAAGTTCAGCGGTGACTAGGTCGCGATTCTCTTGAATCTTAGTATTGAAAGCTGATTCAATAACAGATTTAGTTTCTTCTGTCATCACGCCACTTTCTACTAATTGGTTGAATGCGTCCATTATCACGTTCTCCTATCCGGTTATTTCAAACCGTTAATTATATTCAGCATCGCCTCACGGAGATACTTTTGTGCTTTCGGATCTTGATTTACTTCTCGCGCCACCCCAATTGCTCGATTACCGCCTCTCATATTCATAAGATGCTCGTAAACTGGCGTAGGATAAGCTCCTGGCGCAGAAGGTTGTGCAACTATATCCACTGTAATAATCTCGAAATCAGCTACTTCGCCAGTTGCATCGTTAACGTTGCCGCTACCTCTGCTACTAACTCCTAGTTTTACACCGCTTTCAAGCATAGTACGGATTAAGTTACCCATCGGAGTAGGTAAGACTTTCATCTTACCATAACCGTTCGGACCGTCCATCCACATATCTGTAATCATGTGACTTACACGGTCCAAGTTCACTTTAAGGTCATCTGGATGATCAACTTCACCTAATACAGAATACCCATTTTGTATTTGATCATTTAATGTCTTAACAGCATTAGTAATTTCATTAACAGGATAAACCCGTTGATTAGCATTACGGATACCGCCTTGAATAGCAATTCCCTTTAGGTAAAGGTTTTTACCATCTTTGTCATCGCTCTCTAATACAACACGAGCTTGATCAAAACTTAGGTTTTCTCTTAGATATTGAATTTTGTTCATCTAATTTTCCTAATTATTGTTTCTTGTCAACGATTGGTTTAGTGTTAGTACCACCAACTTCACCGCTGCCTTTCTTTTCAGCGCCGTGACCAGCTGCTACTTTGTTTAAAGCACCGCCGTCTTTCATGCTAGTAGTTGATTTGCTAGAAATGTTCTTTTCAACACCTTTAGTAAATTCACCTTTAACACCGCCAGCTAAACTTTTAGGAATAGCACCTGCGTTTGTACGTTCGCCGTCCATTGCGCCTTCACCTTTACCACCTTGTGTGATATTGTGTGCAGTAGCATCTGATGATGGGCGACCTTTAGCTGAGCTAACTACGCTTGATTTGTTAGTAGAAGCTTCTTCGCTCTTACCAGCAACTTTACCACCAGCATATGGCTTACCAACTACTTCACGGTATTCACGCATGAATTGTTCGTCAGCTTCTTCGTCATCTTCTTCACTATCTTCTTCTGAATCTAATGAATCAAGAGCGCCACCATGGATATCTGGGTTTTCTTCTTCTTCATGTTTTTCACCAGCTAATAGAGCTTGGAATTCTGCTTTTAATTCTTCTAATGCATCAGCAATGTCAAGAACGTCATCTTTAGTAGCTGGCTCGTCACCACCTTCTTCGTCGTCTTGGCCCATTGCATCGTGATCTTCGATGTCGTGTACTAGGTCGTCACTTGCGTCACCACCTAATTCTTCTTCACCACCAATCTCGTACATGCTTTCTTCTGAATCGCCAAAACCTTCTTCAACTGATTCATCTTCTTCTTCATCTTCAGATGATTCTTCAACTGACTCGTCATCTTCTTCGTCACGAGCTTCGTCCATTTCTTCTTCATCTTCTTCTTTCGCTTCTTCAGCGATCATTGTATCATAAATTTCTCTAGACTTTTCTATAACGATTTCGTGAAATAGCTCGTTAGCTTTTTCGTGTTCTTCGTTTACTAGAAGGTCTAATAATTGCTCAAATTTGCTAGACATTACGGTCTCCTTAATTAAGTTCAACTGGCAAGGCTGTCGAGTATATTTACAGCCATTCTGATATACTTATATGAAATAGGCCAAAAACGGCTCGTTTTGGCTTAGAGGTGTGGGAATATTTGAAACTTTTTGCAATTTTAATAATTATTGCGGAGTTTCTTCTGTCGGTGTTGCGTACATGGTACGAACCAATGCTAACTCTTCTTTTTGTTCACGTTCGCGGGCATCACCTGCTTTGCGTAGATCGTTAAGCATTTTCAACGTCAATCGGCTTTTTCTCAAATCAGTTGATTTGATTACACCAGTGTCGTGCGATGAATCATAACGACCCGAATCGGTCATTTCTGCTTGATCAGCGTTAAAGTACATGAATTCGTTTAATAGCATATGATTATTTATCACATTCCACCTGCACCGCCACCTGCACCGCCACCAGCTGCTGGAGTTGCTGGAGTATTAGGCACACTGCTTGAAGGACCTTCTGGCATACCGTCCATTTGTAGATCTTCTGGACCTGTATCGCTAGAACCAAGTGTTTCTGCATCGTTGCTTAGGCCTGCGCTGGTAACCCCCATTGAACGCATTTCTGCTTGTGCGCTTAGGTTAGTTTCACTATCAACATTCTCTTCACGCCACATTTGTTCATTTTCTGCAATCTCTTCTTGTGATAATCCTAAGAAGCGTTTAAGTGCAAAGCGTTTGCTCATAAATGGCACTTCTGCTAGACCTGCGTAGTTTTGAATACGTGCTGTATCCATTTCCGCTTGGCGATAAGCAGCAAAGTTTTGTGGAGGATTGAATTTAAGATCAAACAGATTAGGATCAATATTCATACCTTTCTTAAATAGGTAATCTTTAAATTCTATATCAAATTGTTCATTAACTAGGCTTTGTAAGCGTTCGCAGTATTTGTTAAAGCGTAGCTCTTGAATGTATGCTGTACCAACACGGCCGTCGCTAAATTGTGCTGCGCTGTCATCTGTACCGGTAGGCAAGTAGCTACTTGGTATACGTAGGGCACGCATTAGTTTTTGTGTAAAGAATAGCAAATCGCTGATCTCACCTAGATTAG